ACTTGAATTTCAACAAATTCGTATTTTATTGCTTTAAATCCCATTTTTTTAAGTTTTAATAAGGGCAACAAATTAATGTTGCCCTATTTTTTTAAAATTATCTTACAGAAGTAACGTTTTGTGCCAAATGACCAGCAAAGTAAAGAACTACGCGGCTATTTGTTTCAACGGCTGCAAGTGCAGCAGGTATTTGAATCTGTACAATGTTTTGTTTAGATCCACTAAATACAATACCTGGTTCAATTGGGTACAATGCACTACTTGATCCGTCTTGCTGATCTTTAAATGCTGCACCTGATGAGGTATAATATGCATTTGCAACAGATTGCTGTTGAGGAACAGAATAAAAACGGTAAAGATCCAATGAAGGAACGATCTGACGATTATTAACAGTGATGCTCAAATTACCATTGTAAAAAGAATACAATGATGAAGCAGTGTTTGAAGTACTGAAAATTTGTGCATTTGGATAAGTTACCAACTGAAAAGTTGTATCAGTTGAACTTGAAGGCTTCGCCCAGTATAAGCCTATGTGGCTCACGAAGAACGCATCCTGGAGTTGCAATAAATTCGTGGTGTTGTAATTTCCACCTGATACCTGGCTATTGTCATTGACCAGTATGGGAAATTGGTACAATGTTTTAGTTGTAGATAGTGGTAATTCTGATCTAAGATAAGATTGAGATAATACAGCTTGACCTAATGAAAAGCCAGCTTGTTTAATTCCTCTTTTCGCTTTCTCAAAGGCGAGGCGGGATCCGACAGTTGATGCCATTTTGTTTAAATTTTATTTGTTTTTTTAATAAGTGCTAATTCTAATATTCGTCTTCATCATCTTCCATACCTGACAATACTGAAAGTTCATCAGCATCAGCTGCTGGCTCATATCCAGGATTGTAACCAGCCATTACATCATCATTACCAGCCATTACGCGATCATTACCAGCAATTAGGCTAATATCTTCAGGTACTCCGCTAACTGTTAGTGGTATTGAAAGTGTGTCCTCAATTGCACCAATAACGTTAAAATCTTGCATAATACCAAGGCCACCAGCTGCTACCATACCGGCACCAATTGAACTACCAAATCCGCCCTTGATTAATTTAGGGAATACAACTGCACCAAGTGCAATAACGCCAGCATTTTTAATTTTGCTGTCAATGTTTGGCAACAATTTAGTTGCAACAATACGACCAGCAGCTGCGCCAGCTACAAGGCCTACAATATTCATAAGGCCGCCACCAATACCGCTCATTTTGTGTGAACGGCGTTTTTTATGGTGTGATTTTTTGTGAGATCTTTTTCTTCTCATTGTTTTTTATTTATGTGGTTTTGTTAAGTGCTTATTTGATATGCTTTTTTACTTCTGAAATTTGTTTTTTTAAACTTCTTATATATGCTGCATATTTTCTATATAATAATGATTCTGATACAGTTAATTTTATTTTGCTTTTTCTTTTATTTTTTAAAACTTCATATCCTATAATTGCAATATGTAATGTTTTTACTAAATAATTTAAATTTTGCAAATTTTTATCATCAATTCCACTAACTACACTTACTCTAACATTATGGCTTCCTGTATCTTTATGAGATCCGTAATTGCGTGCAGCTGCTTTTTTCTTTGGTGCTGCTTTCTTTTTTGGTGCCGCTTTTTTCTTAGCTGCTTTTTTCTTTATTGATCCAATTTTCTTTTTACCGTAAACGTGCGCAAACGCTTGCTTTAAAGTGCATCCTGTTTTTTTACGGTATGCAATGGCTTTTTTAAATTTTTCTTTTGCGCTTTTTTGTGCTGCCGTCATTATTTTATTTTTTCTTTGTTAAAAAGTATATACCGGCACCAGCCACCAGGACTAACGGTGCATATTTCATCCAATCTGTTTTTTGTGTTGTTACAGGTTGTTGATCAATTATTTCTTGATTAAATTCATTAACTCTTTGTTGATTAATCAACTTTTTGTCTGCTTTACTTAAACTTGCGTTATAAGCTGCTTGTTTAGCTTTATTTACAACTAATTCAGTTGCTATTTTTTGTAATTCAGGTTGTGCTTCCTTTAATGTATCTGTTAAAAATTTAGCTACTGCAACTAAAATAGGACTTGCGACTACTGCTTCTTCAGCTTGTCCTACTGTATTATCAAAACCAAATATCCTTTTTTTCTTTTTGCCCCTTTCTATTTGTCCTAATAAATTTTGTATGCGTCCACCTAATCTTTCCCAAAAATCCATTAATGCTTTTGGTTGCAATTGATTTGCTTTATCCAATTTTGTTGCAAGGCCTGTAAAATTTAAACCTACTAATGCTAAAAAAGCGTTTCTTGCTGGAGATGCAGCTACTTTCAAAACGGGCCTTAATATTTTACCGGCAAAAGTCTTAGGTTTTGCCCCAATTCCTGATATTCCAACTAACATAGGCGGTTTTTTATCAATTTTAATTGTATAAGGTTTCTTATAATCAAATTTATTCAATACAGCGTCACACCAAATTTCGTTATCAGTACCAGGATAAGCAACAATAAAAACGTGTTGTGGGTTGGTGTCAAAAAATTTGTAACCGGTAAATCTAAAACAAAATGGAATTTTTTGTTGACCACTTTGGTTAATGGCTTGTAAACAACCTGCTGTATATAAACTTAGGTTCTTACAGTCACTCCCGGTTGTTTTACCAGTAGCAATGATCGCTGCCGGAGATTTTATAGTCTGTTTGGACTCAGGTTCCACCCTATATTTTACTTCTTTTTTTAAAAAAGTCCAAATATTTTTAAGTGTTTGTTTTGGTGTGCCGCCAATAAAAAAAGAACTAATATTTTTATATTGATTAGCATATTTACTATGCCCTTTCAAAATTTCATTTATAATGTCATCTGTTGTCTGTTGATCCTTTATTATTTTTTCTTTGCCTTCATACCTGGGCAAATAATTTAATAATACATTTCCATTCATAAACTGAGTGTTTCACTTAAAGGATAAACAATATTATCAACGGTTGCTGATCCTTTAAATTGGATCAACAAATTATTTTTAGTCTTTATAAAATCAATTACAGTTTTTGCAATTGCTAAACCTACCGGCTCAGCTGTTATACTTAATGGTGTTTCATTGTTTGCCTGGATCATCAACGGTGTAAACGTTGATACATTTGCAATCAATTTATTATTTGCATAAACTTCACCAACAATACTTTGCAAATTTGCTGTTTCACTTGTTGGATTTTGCAATCCAAACTTCAAATTAAATTTAGGTGCAAAAATTTTGCCACCTATTTTAAATCCACGAAATAAAACTTTTAGCTTTTTTAACCTGGACTTACGTAAAAAATAAACAGTTGCAATTCCAGCGACAATTATAATTGGAATTAGAATTTTATTCTTCATTTAGTAAAATTCTAAACTTTTTTCCAATTTGTCAAATATTTTCTAATAAAAACCGCAAATTATTAGATAATGTTAATTAATTAATATTAATTAATTTGCTTTTGCAAAGGCAAATTAATTAATATTAACCATATTTCCAAATAATTCATATATTTTTACCTTTTCACCTTTAATAATTAAATATTACCCTATATTTACACAAAATTTATACGTTATGACAAACGACGAAAAAATCGCATTGCAGACAATTGGCATTATTTTACTACTGTTGGCAATTTGTTTTGCCGACAACATTTTTTAACTTTTGGGCCTGGATCATTCCGGGCCTATTTTTTTAATCTTAAATTAAATTTTATGAAAGCATTTGAAACTGAAAAAGAAAAACTTTATTGGATCCGCATTAAAGACGGAAAATTCGTTTACTGGAATGGAAAACAGGAAATTTTTTATGATGAAATGAAAGGCCAAATAATTTCCTATTACATTAAAGAAAATGAATACAACGGTCAAAAATTTGAAGAATGTATTTTTACAATAATGTGTGAAAGTGAAAAGTATTTATTATCATTTAGGGTTGACAGTAGTTATTTTAGAATTTTTTGTAATTATTTACCCAATTTAGATCTTAATGAAAATGTACTTATAAAAGTCAAAATGGATATTATTCAAAACAAAAAAAAGGGTGCCATTTTTGTTAAGCAGTTTGAAAAATGGATAAAAGCATTTTACGTAAAAGATAATATGAAAGATTATCCAGGGCCTAAAATAATTGATTTAGGGCAAAAAGTAATTTATGATAACACAGATCAAATAAATTATTGGAAAGCCTACTTAAGTAACCGATTTAAAATGCAACAAATTGTGCATAATATTGAAGAAAATGATCCTGATGATTTACCGTTTTAAATAAAAAAAAAGGCCCTTATATTAGGGCCTTTTTTAAATAATCTAAATATATACGTCTTATAAAATTTTGATTTTTTGCATTATACAAATTACAATACCAAGCATCTGTATTCATTATAAATTTCATAAATGCTTCTAAATTTGTAATATTTCTATATTTTCTAACTTTTTTGTTTGTTTCTGGTTTGTAAAAAATTATTGCGTTATATTTTTTCATATTTTTGAATTGAAAAGGTAAAAGGCCGTTAAGGTCGTTTGTCTATCTTAGCCCGGTGGTATAGATTAAACCGGGTTTTTTTTATTTTATCATATACCAATTTTAATAAATGATATATAGTCAATATTGGTATTGCAATACATAAAACAATTATAAATTCAAAGGCAATCCAAATAAGATCTATTGCTTGTAATAATTTATCCTTCATTTTTTTGATTATTTAAAATGTTTTCAAGTTTATTATCTAAATATTTTAAATCTATTCTTTGATTTTCTAAAATATAATCAAGCATACTTTTAATTGTTTCAAGATCATCTTTTACTTTATGTATTTCAAAAAGTATTTTACTTGTTTCAAGCATATTAAATACATTTAATTTTTTATTATTTTCTTCTTGTAAATATTCTAATATTTCAAATAATTCATCTGAATTTTCCATTATTTTTCTTTTTTTGGCCTTCCGACCGGGTTTTTAAATTGTTGTACTTGTTTTAAATCTGTTTGACAAAAGTTGGTACCATTCCATTCTATTGCAATAGGATCAGGGTTAGCATCTGATCGCATAAATTTAGCTTCAAGCGTTATTTGCTGTGTTTCCTGGACTTTTTTTATTATAAACGTACTTTGCGCCCAACGATCAGTATTACTGCCCAAATGGCCCAACGTTTCGCCTGAATTTTTAGATAGATGCAATACTGAAATAATAAAACAATTATAAATCTTAGTTAACCGCTTTAAAGTATTGGTTAATAACCTTGTTTCAATTTCATCATTATAATTCAGGCAAAGATCTAAAAGGCCGTCAATGACAATTACAGCACAATCTGGTGTTTTTTTTAGATACGTTTCAATCATTTCTAAAATGTCCCTGGGTTGATCTTCACGAAAAGAATAAACAGTAAATTTATCAGGTAGAGTTTTAATATCTGCATAATCTTTTATCCTCTTTACAGTTCTGTAAAGATCCCAAGTAGAACTTTCAGTATCAAACAATGCCAATTTAGGCCTTGTTTCAGGCAATATTAATTTTTGACCGAATTGATCCCAAGGAACAAAGGCTGAAGCAATAAGGCCGGATATAAACGTTGATTTTCCGGCCTTTGCTGCTCCAGCATAAATACAATAATTTTGTAAAGTGCCAGCATTTTTGCCACCAATTTTTAATATTATATCTTCTTGCTCAGGAATGTGTTTTTGATCAAAAATTCGTGCCGCTAAACGATCTGCGACGGTGTGCATATTGTATCAATTTCATTAAATAAATCAGTAGCCGTTATTATAGCTGCCTGAATTGGTGATACTTCTTCTCCATTGTGCATTAATTTAGTTTTGGCTGCACGCTGCAAATAAAATGGTAAAATTAAACTTGCCGTAAATTCAATTTTGCTCATACCAGGTATAACTGATACAAAACGGTCAAAGTTGTCTTTAAATACTTGTGGGGGAAATGCCGGGGCCATTAACTTTTGCAATTTTTCGTTTGTCATAACGTAAATTTTTAAGGTTTAAAATGTTTGTCGCTATAAAAGTAATTAATTTTTTGACATAAAAAAGGCCCTATTAAAAAAAAGGGCCGTGGGCTGTTAACCATACTTTAAAAACTACTAACTCAAAAATAATTCTCTTTCCTTATTTCGCCTAATTGTAAGGCCTTTATTTACTACTCCATTTACTTTATTCCAGCGTAAAAACTGATCAGCAACCTGTATTTTGGGTGTGTTCTTGTTAAGTAATTTTAACAATGTACTATATTCAAAGGCACCACGACCAATATTATATGCAAATGATGTCAAACTATCTTTTTGATTTTGATTAATTGGTACTTTAACCAATTTAATAATATCGTCTTGAATATCTTTTATGGCCAATTTTAGCCATTCAAGCGCCTTCTGATCACTTATTTTATCACCTTCCTTTACTGGTCTGTTTTCATCACGATTCCAAGTTGAACCGTAACCAATAGTCCATACTCCGCCTTGATCCTGGTATGCTTCATTTTCTTTACCTTCAAATAGGCTAATTATTTCAGCTGCTTTGCTTTTTGTTGCCATAAGTAAAGATAAAATTACAATAGATCCAATTATTACGATATTTTTATTTATTCGCATCTTTTGCCATTAAACCAACTAACAATGCACCAAGGCCCGAAATAATCTGTACAGCATTTTTAGTCTGTATGCCTTCAACAATAATAGGCAAGCCAGCAACGGCCCCAAATATTGAAGTTTTTAAGTTTTGTAGTATATGTTTCATTTTTGCATTAATTTAAATTCCAATAATAAATTTATTTTTTCTTCAAGCCTGGTAATACGCTCAGCAATATCATTTTGATTTTTTAGCTTTTCTTCTAAATTTTTGATCCTGGCGTTAGTATAACCGTAAAAAATAGCTAAGCCAATAACGTACGAAATAACCATTGGCATATCACTTGTAAAATTCATTTTCACTGATTTTTTCAGGTGGTGGAACAATTATTTTATATTTCTTTTTCTTTTTAGAAAAAGCAACTAAACCAACGGCCAAGATTAAAAATATAAGCGCTTTATTCTTCATTTGTTTCTGATGCTAATTTCTTGTTGGCTTCGTTAAATTCAGTTACTTTTTTACTTATTTCTGCATTTGTATCTTTAAGCATATTTTGCAAATATTCAATATTGCTTATAATGTCGTATGCTTTTGCCTTTAATTCGTTTATCTCTTTCATATTTTAAGGTATTATTGTAAGTCCTAATTGTGTTGCTGACCAGTTATAAATCCAAGTATTTACCGAACTTGCCGGTACATTTCCCCAATCAATATAATCTTGTCCTGTTATTGTCAAATTTCCGCCACTGATCAATTCACCTGGTTGATCAATATTGTCAACTGTTACACTAGTAAAAATTTGCCAATTGTTTGTTGCTGTATCTTGATAATTATCAAAAATACCTGTTACTTGAAAAAATTGGCCAACCATATTTTGACCATTAATCCAAATGTTTATTGGTTCTATTTGTTTCATATTATTATTTTATACTGATGTTATAGTTTCCCAAGCACTTGCAGTTCTAACACAAAGTTTATTTAATGTAGTATCATAAACTATCAATCCAGCAGTTGGTGATGCAATTGCGTTTTTTTGTGTTGTTGTCATTCTTGGTAAAAGTATTCCTTTTGTTGTAGAATCAATTTGTAGTTGTGCTGATGCATCAGGTGTTGTATTTAGTACTGCACCTGTTATTACTGATACAATAGTACCATCTTCTTTATTGCCTAACTGAACATATGAACCACCCAAGCAAACAGGTGAAGTTTCTCCCCAAGAACCTATATATGACCTTGTTTGTGTTGTTATTGCAGTTTTAAACAAACCTGTTCCATTACTACTCGGCCCGGCAACAATTGCTTGTCCATTTGTACTTAAATTTAATTGTCCTTGAACTCTTGCAGTTCCATTTACATCAAATTTAAATCCATTATCTGATGTTGAATTTATCTGAATATTTCCTGATGTTGATATATTCAAACAATCTCTTGTAGATGATCCATTATCTTGAACAAATTTAATTGCACCATAAGAACCTGAACGAAAACTTTTCAGATAAAAAATATTAGAATTAACAAATGAAGTTGAATTACCAAAACCAATAACTCCACCTATTGTGTTTGTACTATCAATTAAATTAATTTCAGTATATCCACTTGCATTTGTATTTTTTAGGTTTAGATTTGCAAATGAAGAAATTCCACTTCCAATTATATCTAAAACTGCAACTGGTGTACTTGTTCCAATTCCCAACCTGTTATTAGTATTGTCCCAAATCATTCCTGATGTAGTACCAAATTTTACATTACCACTAACATCAAAAATATATGTACTTTCTGTCGTTGTTCCTAAAAGTAACCGCCCAGCTGCCGTTAATGTGGCTTGTGCTGTTGATACTCCGCCAGCAGCAAATTTTATTTTGCCTGTTGCAAAATCATTTAATATTGCAATATCACCAGCTGAAGAATAATTATACATAGCAAAATCATTGGCTAATATAATTTTATTTGCTGTTGTTGATGCTGTAAACTTTTGTATTGATCCAAAACCTGTTCCAGTAGGGCCAATATAAACAGACTCCATTAAATTGGTAGCTGAATTTGTATCACATTGCACCTCTAAACGTGGCCTTGCACCTGTTTTAGATATGTTAATATTACCTGTTGAATTTGTATTAGCTGTTAAGGTAATTGTATTTGTTGTCCCTGATGCAATTTTTACACTTTCAACAGAATTGGCATTATCATAAATACTAAAATAATTTGTTGCACCTGAATAGTTATTACCAATTCGCCATTTTGAAGTTCCAGCATTTTGAAAATTGGCATAACTGTTATTAGTTCCGGTACCGTTTAAATGTAAAATTGCACCAGCGCCGTGAACATCCAATGTTACTCCAGGCGTTGAAGTTCCAATACCTAAACGATTATTTGTTGAATCCCAAAATAAGTTATTAGTCCCAGCTACTGTTGTGGTTCCGGTAGCATAAGGCACTTGTCCACTTGCCAAAGTTCCAGTTATTCCACTACCACCACCAGCACTTGCTATTGCATCCCAACTTGAACCATTATCCCTATAAATACCATAAGGACTATCTGTTCTAAAAAATATCCTACCAATAATTGAAGCTGTTGGTCTATTTGCTAACGTATCAGCATAAAGTGCCGGTGTAGCTAATTGATTTAAAACTTCAAAATGTACTGTTAATCCTGGCATTATAAATATCTTTTTATAATTACTGTTAAGCTGTTAGTTCCAGCACCTGAAAAAACAAAGTTGTAATATTTTACGTTTATTTCGCAAGCGTTACCCTCAACGGACCAACTTTGAGAAGGTGTTAAAACAAGGCCCTCAACACTGACATTGTTTGTTCCAGTATTTATAAATAATATACTGTTACATTCAGACGGTGTCTGACCACTTTGAAAATATACTTTTGTTTCAGTTACAAACCTTTGCATCACTTATATTTTTATTTTGTGGCATTTGTTGCCTTATATAATCTTTTTCGTAAGTATCATAATCTATTTTAAAATTAAGATTATTTACTTCATCCGCGGTCATTTGCCTTGCTTCACTTTCAATACTTTCACCAATAATGCCTTTTTTCTTTAATATATAAAAAATGGCAATGGCACCCAATGCATAATAAATGAAATTTTTTTTCATTATATTTTGTTTAGAATGTTACTGACAACTCACCCATTTTACGCTGTTTTCTTGCTGCCTTGGCTGCTTGCCTTGCTTGCTTACCTGTTCCACCTGATGCCCTTACAGCTTGTTTTGCTGCTTTTGGTGATAAAATTGTAGGTTTTTGAATACCCATATCAGACATTGCTTGTGTCAATGGACTTGATAATTCCATTATATTTTCGCTTGATACTGGTGTCATTCCACTTGTTTCATCAATTTGTTGCGCACCACTGCTTTTCAATGTTCTTTTTCTTGACTTAATTCTTTTAGCAACATTTTTAATTGCTTCTGTCGTTTGATTTACAAATGAAGGCGCCAACGCTTGATCAGGTGTTGCTGGTGTTGCTTCTGATGCTGGTAATTCTGCTGCTGCCTGTCCTTTCTTTTTCATCCAAAGAAAATAACCAATAAGGGCCGCACCACCAACGATATAAATTAAATTTTTCTTTTGCATTGTTTTTTTTTTAGTATTGAAAACTTATATTTTTATTACGATAGTTTTGATTTATTATTTCAATTTGACTTTTTGACAAATTAGATCTAATAAATTGTTGTAAATCTTTTTCTGATCCAGTAGGTATAAAAAATGCATATTCTTGTCTCTTGCCAAAATTTTTAAATAACAACTGAAAATCAGCATTATTTTTTACCCTGGTGGCTTGATATGCTGCGTCTGATTTATCATCATCCAATGCTGTATATCTTAAATCTTCATATATCTGATCAGCTATGATGGCCCATTCACCAGCTGTTTTCGTTGGTTTTTGGGTTGAACTTTGTAAAAACTTTTCTTTTTCTTTTTCCCTATCAATTTCTTCTTTTGTTTTAACAATATTCAATTTTTGTAATACTGGCTTCAATATAAAAAAATATGCCAATATTGCACCACCAATGTAATATATTGTTTTTTTATCTTTCATCACTTCCTAAGCATTGAAATTAAAAATTTAAATTGACCTGGGTTCTTTTCTGCCATTTCAGCTAAAAGCATCAAATCATTTTCTAATTCCGGATCGTGCTTTTTAAGTATCGTTAACGCTTGATCCAATTTATTATCTTCAAAACCGTGTATCGCAACTGTTTCTTTTTTTACAGGTAACACTCTGTCAATAATTTGACCTATGTAACCTACTATCATTGTTTGAAAATCCGGGTTATTAATTAAACCGGCAAGGCCTTGCGGTTGTGGTTCATCATCATCTTCTTCTTCATCATCTTTTACAATCTTTTTTTCAATTGCTTCCAACCTGGACATAATTGCATTGTTGTAATTACCAACATAATTTTGTTGCCTTTCATTATACCCATTAATATATTCTTGTATCTGATCAGGGTTTGATGTAACAAATTTTATCGCACCAACAGCCATTTCGGAAACTTTGCCTTTTGCATCCGGCTTCACTGCATTTTCATAATACACTATGCTATAAATCTTTTTATGATCGGGTGTAATATCTTCAAAATATTCTTTTAATTCCTCAACGCACTCAGACATATCTTCATAACGACCATTTAAACCATTAACTAATGGAAATTTGTCGTTACCGCAATAAAGTGCAAAAAAGTTTGTACCCTTTTTTTCAAATTTTGCAAGTGCTTTTTCTATTCCTTGAATTACTCCAGCTTGAATCATAATACAATTTATTAAAGGTGAAAAGGTAAAAAATTGTTAAGCGTAATATACGCCAAAAGCAAAACTTGCAGCACTTGAAAATGTTGGTGTCGCTGACAATTCAACATAAGATTTATCCCAAGTGATTTTTTGGTTACTTGCTTCCCAAAGTGATCTCACAAATGAATCATTGCTACTATTTTGAATCCTGTTTAATTCCAAATATGGAATCCTATAAAGATCTTGGCGTTCATTTGAATACAAAACCAAATAAGCTGTTTTTAATACTGCAAGTGATGCAATAGCATTTCCACTTGGGCAACTTGTTAATGTATTTGTTGTGTAAGCTGTAATTGCTTGCAATGCTGTATATCTTAATTTAGGCAAGTCAGGAAAAGAATAACGCTGTGCAGTAGCACCTGAAACAACTTGAATTTCAACAAATTCGTATTTTATTGCTTTAAATCCCATTTTTTTAAGTTTTAATAAGGGCAACAAATTAATGTTGCCCTATTTTTTTAAAATTATCTTACAGAAGTAACGTTTTGTG